TATATAGGAATGCCTATAGATAACATATGCATGACAGTTAATAGTAGTGGTATTACCGCACCTTTAGGTGTTATAGGTGATTTACAAGGTACTGCTTCATTTGCAACAACAGCATCATATGCTTTAAATGCAGGTGCAGGTGGAGTTCAAGCAGGTGATATATACAGTTACACATTCTTATTAATGGGCGCTTAAAAATTAAAATAAAATATATAAAAATTCAATATGGCAACTACTTACAAAATATTAGGCCAAGTAACAGGATCATCATCTACCGCTTCTTTATACACTGTTCCTGCTGCTACTCAAGCAGTAGTATCTAGTGTTATAATTAGCAATAGATCAACTACATCAGCTACTTACTACATTGGTGCTTTACCTTCTGGTTCAACACTAGAAGATAAAAACTGGATTGCTTATGCAGTACCAGTATCAGGTAGTGATAGTACATCTTTGACATTAGGTATTACACTTAATGCAGGTGACTCTATTCAAGTATCAGGTAACTTAACAGGATCTTTTTCAGCCTTTGGAAGTGAAATAGCTTAAAATATGTCAGTAACAATATTCAGAGAAGCAAGTTTAAAAAACAACTTAGAGAAGGGTAATAGCTTTAGAGCAAATAATGCTATGCCTCCTCCTCCTAGTGATATTCCTACTACAGATTTAAAATTATGGTTAAAACCAGAAAATATAACTTTTAGTAGTGGTAGAGTAACTGGTTGGACTGATGCTTCTCCTAGTCCTCTTACAATTACAGCACCAGGTGGAGCTAACAACCCGTATGAAAGTGTTCAGCATTTGAACAATTATACTGGTGCTAGATTTGATGGTAACGTATCTTCAACTTATTTACAATACAGTGCTGATATCTGGGATACTGGTTCTGTAGCTAATGCTACAACAGTTATTGCTTTATTCTACCCAGAAACAGCAACAGGTGGTAATTACGGAGCTATTATAGCACAAGGTGGAGGTAGTAAATCATCAATAGCATGTTGTCCTCAAGCATACCCAGATGCATCAATCAAATGGGCAACTAACAACTATGCTGCTGGTGGTAGAAAAACTGATGGTACTTCTAATGTAGCTAACTGGTATAAAGTAGGATGGACTTGGAGTGATTGGATGGATAGATCAACAACTAAAATTTATTTATCTAATCAAGAACAAACATCTTCTAACTGGGATAATGCACCTAATGCAACTGCAGGAGGTAACAATTTCATTGGAAGATTTTTAGACTCAGGTGCTGATGCTGCTATAGACGGTACATTAATGGAACTATTTGTGTACAGAAGAGTATTAGATGCTAGTGAATTATTACAAATAAACAATTATTTAAATACTAAATATAACCTAACTAACTTTGTATCTGCTTCTGGTGGTACAGTAACTACTGATGGTGATTATAAGATTCACACATTCAATTCATCAGGTGACTTTATAGTAACCTCAGGTGGTGATGTTGATTTCTTAATGGTTGCTGGTGGTGGAGCTGGAGGTACAGATTATGGTGGAGGAGGAGGCGGTGGTGGTCTTATCACTAGTTCTTCTTTTACTATAGGAGTAAACAGTTGGCCAATTGTAATTGGTGCAGGTGGTACTGGTGGTAAACCAGGTGGTAACGGAAATGACACAACATTGTTTGGTAAAACAGCTGTTGGTGGTGGTGGAGGTACTTACCCAGGTGGTAGCGCTCCTTCAAGTGGAGGTTCTGGTGGTGGTGGTTCATTTACCCCATCTGGAGCACGTCCAGGAGGAGCTGGTACAGCAGGACAAGGTAATGAGGGTGGTGATGGTAATGATTTTGGTGGTGATGATTTAGCTACTGGAGGTGGTGGTGGTGCTAGCGCCGTTGGTGGTGATGGTACTGCAACTAATTCAGGTAATGGTGGTGAAGGTACTTCTAATTCACTTTCAGGTACTGCTACTGTTTATGGTAGTGGTGGTGGAGGTGGTGGTTATTCACCTTACGGTGTAACTGGTGGTACTGGAGGTACAAATGCTGGTAATGGTGCAACTGCAGATGCTGGTAGTGGTGGAACTGGTACTTCAAATAGAGGTGCTGGTGGTGGTGGAGGAGCTGGTAACCAAGGTGCTGGTGGAAATGGTGGATCAGGTATAGTAATAATCAAATATAAATTCCAATAACGCATGGCTCATTTTGCTAAAGTAAATTTAGATACAAAACTAGTTGAACAAGTTATTGTTGCAGAACAGAGTTTTGTAGACAGACTCCCAGGAACATGGGTTCAAACATCATATAATACACACGGTGGAGTTCATCTTTTAGGTGGTACTCCATTTAGAAAGAATTTTGCTGGAGTAGGATACACATTTAAACATGAATTAGATGCTTTTATCCCTCCGCAACCATATGAGTCATGGGAATTGAATGAAGATACTTGTCTATGGGAAGCACCTGTAGCACGTCCTAATGATGGCAAATTATATGATTGGGATGAAGAAAGTGAATCATGGAAATTAAAACCTCAAAATAACTAATATGCCAATTCCAAAACGTAAATCAGGTGAAGTAGAACAGGACTTTATAGGCCGTTGTGCTTCAAAACTAATAGGTGAAGAGGGCTATGAGCGTGAACAAGCCGTAGCTATTTGTTACCAACAATTGTCTGTTGATTTAACTGCAGACAAACAATGGCGTAAAGATTTCTTATCATTTAAACCAGAATCAACATGTCTGAAGCATTACACTCACAAGCCTTTGCAAGAATACAGAAAGGATTAGGACACATCTCAAATGAGAGCAACACACAGAGTTATAACAATATAAACAAATTAGAAATGGATTCAAAAGCAATTCTAAACAAAATTATCACCATGTTAGGCATGGAAAGTAAAGAAGTGGCTTTAGGCGGTAACGCTAACGCAGGTGGTCCATTTTACGGTAAATTAGAAGACGGTTCTCCAGTAGTAACAGATTACTTTGACGTAGGTCACACATTAATGGTAATCAAGGAAGACGGATCTAAGGTTGCCGCACCTGACGCAGACCACATTATTTACTTACCTGTTGGCTTAATGGGTGGAAGCAAAAGATATTTTATCACAACTAAAGACGGCATCATCACTTCAATGAACCTAGAAGACAACTACGGTGCAAAGAAGGTAAATGTTAATTTTGCCGCTGAAGAAAACTCAACTGAAATGGAAAAAGAAACTCTATTAGCAGAAGACAGCATGAAAATTAAAGATGAAGCTGCCGCTGTGAAAAAAGAAGAAAACATGGCTGGTGAAGCAGCTAGACTTGACTCATTAGAAGAGCAAGTAAACCAATTGCGTGTTGACATTGCTCAACTGTTTGAAGAAATGAAAAAGAAAACAGAAATGGGAATGGAAGTACGTGATGAAAAAGATGAAGTTAAAAAACTTCAAGAAAAAGACCAATTACAAGGTATGCCAAATGATGGCGGTCCTGGTAAAATGGGATTAAGCGCTCAGAAGAAATTCACAGGTGCTCCAGTAGAAGAAAAAACTGAATTATCAGGTATTGTTAAAGCTAAGCCAAGCGGTGCTATGTCACGTGTGCTTGACAGAATGTACAACAATCCTAAATTCAAATAAATTATTAACAATAAATAAAATTTGTCAACATGGCAACTTCAGTATCAATTACTAGTACGTACGCCGGTCAATTTTCAGGAAAATACATTGCCGCTGCGTTGTTATCTGCTCCAACACTTGATAAGGAGTACATAACTATTAAACCAAACATCAAGTACAAAGAGGTAGTAAAGGTATTAAATCAACAAAACATCATTGTAGACGCTACTTGTGATTTCAGCGCTACAGGATCTGTTGCTTTAACAGAGCGTATCTTACAACCAGATGAATTCCAAGTAAACACTCAGTTATGTAAGGAAGATTTCCGTTCTGACTGGGAAGCTGTTGAAATGGGTGTATCTGTTTATGATAACTTACCTGCTTCTTTCACTGACTTCTTGATTGCAAACACTGCAGGTCAAGTAGCTCAGCAAATTGAATTAAACATTTGGTCTGGTTCAGCAGCAGTAAACGGTCAGTTTGCTGGTTTGATCAACCAATTATCTCAATCAGGTGCTCCGTTTGTAACTGCATCTGCTCAAGTAACTTCAACCAACGTTGTTGCTGAATTAACTAAAGTAGTAAACGCTATTCCTAACACAGTATACGGTAAGGAAGATCTTTACATCTACGTTCCAACCAACGTTGTAAAGGCTTACCAAGTAGCTTTAGGTACTGCTAACTACCAATTCAACGCATTCACTGGATTTGCTCCATTGAACTTCCAAGGTATTAACTTAGCATGGTGCCCTGGTATTCCAAGTAACATCATGATTGCTGCACAAAAGAGCAACTTGTTCTTTGGTACTGCGTTGTTAAGTGATAAGAATGAGGTTAGAGTATTAGATATGGCTGACTTAGACGGTTCTCAAAACGTACGTGTTATTATGCGTTACACAGCTGGTGTTCAGTATGGTATTGCATCTGACATTGTAGTTTACGGACCTGCAGGTTTGATCTAATAGTAAAAAATAATAGTGGTGGGAGTTAATTACTCCCCCACTTTAAAAAACATTAACTCATTTTATAAATTATAACAACATGGCTTGTGATATTTCATTAGGTAGAAATGAACCTTGTAAAGACAGTATAGCTGGTCTGCAAGCTGTGTATTTCATGAACTTCAACACTGGTAGTTTTACAACTAACGCAAATGGTGAAGTTACAGCATTCCCTTCAGGATCAACTGTTTATCAGTATCAATTGAAAGGAACAAACGGATACACAGAGACTGTTAACACATCACGTGATAACGGTACTACATTCTTCAGTCAGGAATTAAGCCTACAATTAAAGAAATTAGAAGCAACTGCTACTAAGGAATTGAAATTGTTAGCTTATGGCCGTCCTAAGATTATAGTATGGACTAGAAACGGTGATGCATTGTTAGTAGGTAAAGTTGAAGGTGCTGATATGACTGGTGGTACAATTACTACTGGTACAGCATACGGTGACTTGTATGGCTATACAATGGTGTTTACGGGTCAAGAAAAAGAACCAGCAAACTTTATTAGCGGTTCAACAGCTACTAACCCATTTGCAGGTGTGAGCAACGCTCCAACTGTAGTATACGGTACAAATAGCTAATTCAGGGGTGCAATAATACCCTGACTTCTATATATTCATGATTTGGAATTGCTCTCCTTAGGGAGAGCATTTCTTATTTCATCAAATAAGGACAAAACTAGTGGTTATAATACTATGAATATAGTAAATCAAAACACAAGTACAGTTAGATTTAGTGTAAGGACTAGACCAACATCTTCATATAGTTCATTTGTTGTTAAAATGAATTGGACTAATGAGGAAACTAATGTTACGGGTAGTACAATTGTAACTGCGTCTTATGATTCAAATGATTTTTTGAATGTGACTGCTTCATTATACGCTTCAGCTAGTAATTTCTACAAATTTACTTTAGTACAAATGAGTGGAAGTGTTGAATGTAATGACTTGTACCGCGGTGAACTATATCCAACAACAGCATCCGCTTATGTATTAGACAGTGAACCATTCAGTTCATATACAACAGCAAGCAATACGTTTATAATATTTTAAACATGAAGCAACCAGCTAAAAAAGTAGAAAAAAACAACATTAGAGTTGTAAACATGAGTAATGAGGGTGGTTATATACTACCTAAAATAACAGAATCATCACGTAGCAGAAAAGCACACGTTGAGTATGGCATTGAGTCTACAGATGATTTCTTTACAATGTTGATCAGAACTTATGAAACATCACCTACAAACCAAGCAGCAGTTGATAGTTCAACTGACTTAATTTATGGTAAAGGTATCAAAGCAAAAGATAGATTAGAGTTAGAAGAGTATTTGTATACACTTACTACTGATGATGAAATCCGTAAAATATGTTTTGACTATAAGTTGTTTGGTAATGCTGCTATTCAAGTAGTATTTAATGAAAATAGAGACAAAATAATTGGTTTCTATCATTTACCAGTAGACACATTACGTGCTGAAAAAGTAAATGAATTAGGTGAAATACCTGGTTACTATTACTCACCTGATTGGAATAACAAACGTATTGTACCAAAATACATTCCTGCATTTGGTCAAAACCAATGGGAAGATGATGTACAAATAATTTATTTCAAACGTTATTCACCTGGTAAATTCTATTATGGTGTACCTGATTGGTATTCTTGTTTACAATACTGTACTGTAGAAGAAGAAATTTCTAACTTACACGTAAACAATATCAAAAATAACTTCATGCCTTCAAGCATTATTAACTTCAATGGTGGTGTTCCTCCAGTTGAAGAACAATATATGGTTGAACAGAGCATTATGAATAAATTTGCTGGTACAACTAATGCTGGTAAGTTTATTTTATCATTCAATGACAATCCAGAATATAAAACAACTGTTGAAATGTTGCGTCCAGAAAACCTACATCAACAGTATGATTTCATTGCAGAAGAATCATCACGCAAAATCATGTTAGCACACCGTATTACCTCTCAATTATTGTTAGGTATTAAAACGTCTTCTGGTTTTAGCTCAAATTCTGATGAATTAAAAACATCATATGAAATTTTCTATGCAATGGTTATTAATCCATTCCAGCAAGAAATAATGAAACAAATTCAAGGTATAGTTGAATTTAACGGTGTTGATGGTGAAGATTTATACTTTGCTCCATTGATTCCATTTGGTTTCTTAGCTGAATTAATGGATGATGCTGGTGCTGCTAATGCTCAGGAAATTATTGAAAATCCTAATGACGTGCCTGATTTAGAAGCAGAACAAAAACAACCAACTGACCAAGATATGGCTCCAAATCCAGATGAAACAATTGGTGATGTTATAGGACCAGAAAATGTAGGTGTACAAGGTTTGTCAGCTGTAGGTGATAGAGACTGGGATGGTTTTAAATTACAACACAATTATGAAATTGCAGAATAATGAGTAAGAATATACTTTTTTGTAGCAGAAATGATATTGTAAAACGTACACCACTTGGTGGCAATATTGATCCTGAAAAGATAATTCCGTTTGTTAAAACGGCTCAGGACAAGTATCTATTATTAATTTTAGGTACTAAGTTATTTGATAAATTACAAAATGATATTGCTGCAGGTACTATTACAGGTCAGTACTTAACATTAATGAATGAATATATCATTGATACTTTAGTACACTATGCAATGGTTGAAGCATTACCATTTTTAGCCTACACAATGGCAAACGGATCAATTTCTAGATTGATTAACAATGAACAAGGTACAGCTACAACAAAGAATGAAGTTGATTACTTGTTACAGAAAGAATTAGCAACAGCTCAATTCTATGCTGAACGTTTAACAACACACTTGATTGCTAGAAATGATTTGTATCCTGATTATGTATTAAGTACAGGATATAGTGATAACGTTTACCCAGATAAGGGTCAACAATATAGAAACGGATGGGTGATCTAAACAAAACATACTACGGCTATAAGCCAAAGGAAGATAATTTAGCTAAACTACAGCGTTATTTGCTATCTAAAAACGCAAATAAAACGGTAAAAACGCAGGTAAATGAAAAAGTAGCTAAGTTATCATCAAATAAAGTACTTCAAAATAAACGTTTTTAAATGCAGACATTTTATTCATTTACTCAATTTTTTGCAAACGTTTGTAACGTACATCCTAATATCACAACATTTGACATGAGTGATATCAGAACAATTGATACAGAGAAACAAACATTGTTTCCATATGCTAACTTAATTGTTAATAATATTAACATTGATAGCGGTGTAATGACATACAACATTACGTTTATGGTAATGGATAGAGTTGTTGAAGTTGAAGATGTGTCTGTAGGTAGATTTAATACAATAACTAAAGACTATAGAGGATATAGTAACGTAGTAGACGTATGGAACTCAACATTACTTACAATTAATGATGTTGTTTCTTATGTTTACAGAAATCCAGATGCGTATCAATATAATGTAATAGGTTCTTCATTATGTACTCCATTTGAAGAAAGATTTAGTAATTTGCTTGCTGGCTGGGCCATTGACATGAACGTTGCAGTAGGTAATCCTAATGACATGTGTGTGATTGACCTAAGTGCAGCGTTAGCAGCAGGTGGTGATCCAACATGTTAGATCAAGAAGTAATAGAAGCAGAAAAACAATGGGCACAATTAGTAGTAACAAACGCTAAGTCCATTTTATTACGCAATAAAAAAATTGCTACAGGTGCTTTATACAATTCTGTTAGATATGTAGTAAATCCAAGTACAGGCAAAATACAATTTTTATTTGCTGAGGAGGGTAAATGGGTACAAAGCGGTAGAAGACGCGGTGCACGTTTCCCTCCTCCTGGTCCTATCTCACAATGGATTAGAGAAAAAGGTATTAGAGGTAGGGATAAAAGAGGTAGATTCATTACAAACAAATCACTTACATTTTTGATTAGTAGAGGTATTTCAGAAAATGGAATTAAACCACTACCATTCATGTCAATGGCTATTAAAGAATCTAGAGAGCAACTTAAAAAACAATTAAAACAAGCTGTGACTAAAGCAATGGTTAAACGTTTAAGAGCAGCAACCAAACCATAAAATAACAATTTAATGTTATAATGATATGTCAATAATAGTAAATCAAAAGCCACTTGCATCTCAGCCAGCACAATCACCAATTGTGTTTTCAGTTACTGAGAATACATCATCATTTGTAACTGCTAGTGAATTTCAATATACCGCTAACTTATACGTTTGGAGTGGTGCATCAAGCGCCTCTGGTTCTTATATATACCAGTTAAGAAAATATCCTAACCAATCAGGTGCAGGTATTTTTGATGTAGGTAGAATTATCAATTCTAAACTAACAGATTTAGCTGCTACAAACCCGTCAAACGTAAAATTTTACAAACTTGAAGTTGGTTGGCAATATGCAACAGGTAGTACCTATGTAACACAATCAGGAGGATTAACACAAATTTCTTGTAGTGTTGGTGGATTTTTATTTACAGCTTATGATGGATATGCAATATTTCCTGATCAAATTAACTCACCATTAACTTCACAATCAGCGGTATTTCCAATGATGACAGATGCTTATTTAGTAACTCAATCAGTTACTGAAAATGATTGCTCTGCATTTGGTAATTTTGCTTCATCTACAATAAATCAAGGTTCAGGATCACACGGAATTAGTTTCTGGAGAGGTGAAAATGAAGTTTATACTGCAAATTATATGTTAGCTTTAACAGCTAGCTACACTAATGGCACTACATTAAGTGCATCATTTGGTCCTTTAGGTAACGTTAATTTAACTAACACTAATGATGCTATAAGTCACTATGGTTTCTGTCCTAGAGATCCAGGTTGGGTTGCTAACTTTCCTACTATACCAACTGCTAGTTTAGACAAATGGAATTATACAATATACAGTGGTAGTGTAGCATTAGGCACTTTAAATTATCAATTAGATTGTGCTTATTACTATGAACCAGTACGCATAGCATGGAAAAATAGATTTGGTCAATTTGATTTCCTCAATTTTTACAAGCGCCACAATACAACGTTTAATACAGATCAACGTTTGTATCAACCACAATTAGGTACTTGGCAATCATCAACATTATCTTACAATCAATTTCAAACCAGAGCACAACGTTATATTGTTGATGCTACTGAAGTATTAGAATGTAATACAGATTGGTTGGAACAAGGATATAATGATTTAATGAAACAACTATTAGTTTCAGATGAGATATACTGGATGTATGATCAATCTAATGTTGAGAATGTATTGGTAAAACCATTAACAATTAAAACAAACAGCCTTCAATTCAAAACAGGCGTCAATAATAAATTAATACAATACACAATAACATTTGACATAGGTCAACCATATAAATTGATTCTATAATGGGAGTATTTACAACACAAGGATACAGAGGTAAACTGGTTGATAAATTAACTGGTACCATTTTAGATACATTCAAGGATGAAGATATTAAAATATCAAATAACATCCTTGATTTGTTTGACTTAGGTGAAATACCAGGCACATACACACAAACAATAACATTACCAGGTACAAAATTAAACAATAATTTCTTTGAACATTACTATGATATAAGTGTTTGGGAACCAGATTTATTCAACACTAATCAGGTTGTTGAAGCATATCTTGATTTTGATGGTATTTACTTAGTTAATGGTTATTTACAGCTAAACAGAGTTAACGTAATAGAAAACAAATTTGTTGACTCATATGAGGTGACTTTATTTGGTATTATTTCTAATTTCAGTATTGATACAAGAGCGTCTTTCCTAACAGATATCACCTCTTTAAGCGCTTATAACCATACGTCTTCACTTGCTAATATAAGTGCAAGTTGGAACAAACAATTATTCAATGGTGATGTTGTTTATCCAATGGCTGAGTATGGTAGTTCTCAAGGAACTAATTTGCCAACCATTTATTATTCAAGTGCTAACTTTTTAGGCATTGATGATTCTGAAGGTGCTTTAACTGTACAAGATTTTAAACCAGGAATACGTTTAAAAAAGGTATGGGACGCTATATTTCAAGAATTTGGCTACACATACACAGGTAGTTTTTGGAATGAATCTTGGTTGAATGATGTTTATTTGATTTGTAATAATAATCTTAGAACACCAGTATATCAACCTAGTATTGAAACTTATTTACAAGCTAAATTAACTAATGTATCAGCATCAGGTACACTTTTAACAGCAAATATATCATCAAGTTTTCCTGTTAATAGTAAAGTATATGATTACAATAACGCTTACACATTATCTGGGAATACATTTTTTTATACAGCTCCAATTACAACTAAGTTTGAGGCAAAATTAGATTTATCATTTCAAGTATCTAAAAGTGCAGGTGCTGGTTCTGGTATGCCTCAATTCTACATTACTTATGAAGATGGATTTGGTAATATAGTTAATACTCAAACATTAGCTAATTTAAACACTCAATTAGCAGTAGTAGCTTCATCTAGAACAACTACTGTTACAGAGACATTTAATATTAAAGATTATATTTTTACTGTTCCTACTTTGGCTACAGGATCTAATTATTATTTTAAGATATGGTATAATTTAGTAGGTATAATTAATTTTACAGTTAATTTAATTCCTGATTTTAATATTC